GTAGACAGTTTGGGTGGTCAGCCTATAGACTTTGATAATCGTGGGAGCTTTCGTGCCTGATAACAGCGAACTACACAGACATCGGTGTGAAGTCAGGCAGGTATTGAAGTGGCGTACTCAAGATAGAAACAAAGCCATCGAATATCTGTCTATTGTCCGCAAAAAACGCGGAGATAGAACGGCTCAGTTATTAGAGAAAGATTGTAGGGAACAATGGACGCTTGGATCAAGAGGGGATGACGGTGTATGGTTTATAAAAGAGTAGATAACAACCAGACTCAGATCGTTAAGGCTTTACGCGATATGGGTTGTACAGTTGAGCATCTTCATGCGGTAGGAAAAGGTTGTCCAGATATTATCGTCGGATTCAAAGCTAGAAATTTCTTGCTTGAGATCAAGGACGGTGATAAAAAGGTACTTACTCCAGATCAATTTAATTGGCACAGACTCTGGAAAGGTCAAGTAAACGTAGTTACAAGTATTGATGATGCTAAAAATTTAATATGGAAACTATCAGATGAATATCGATCCGAACGAAGCGATTAACTTTATGATTAAGAATGCGGCTGCTTATGCTGAAGCTAAAGCTAATGTAGTGTATTTGACCGAATACAGAAAGACAGTCAAGGCTATAGGTTTTCAGCGCAGCTTAAAGAGTACGATGGCTGACAAAGAGGCAGATGCTTATACTACGGTTGAGTATGCTGCTTGTGTAGAAGGATTAAGAGAGGCTGTAGAGGAGGCTGAACGACTACGCTGGATGCTCGTAGCCGCTCAGGCTCGTGTTGACTGCTGGAGAAGTTTAGAAGCTAGTAATCGTCAAGTTGAAAGATCAACTCAATGATTATTCTTCGCAATCATCTTCGCACTCGATCCAGTCATAGTATTCTTCATCGAAGTAATACCAGACTTGTTCTTCATCATCAAACCAATATGCGACACCATCTTCATCAAACTCATAAATCTCTACGTCATCTGACTCAAAGTAAAACATTACGCCTTCAATATTTAATGCAAACATTTGTTTCTCCCGAGAAATAGCAGTCCACTAACTGCTTGAAAATAATAGCAAAATTTAATGTAAATTACGTTACAGGAAATCAATATTATGGATAAAGTTTATTGCGATAATTGCAACTGGATTGGTGAACGTGACGAAGTGCTAAGAATACGTTGCGGATATGTGTTTGATGACGCTGTAGATGTATGTCCTGAGTGCAATCATGCAGAGACAATATCCTCAGTTAAATATTTGTGGAGAAAGCGTCAAATTGACCAAAGATCAGAAGAAATACCTGTCTAAAGTTGCTAATTTAGGTTGTATAATTTGCACTAGGCTAGGGTATGCAGGGACTCCTTCTGAGATTCACCACGTTAGAGGCTTAGGCTTGGGGATGGGAGTAAGGAGTTCGCATTACGATACGTTACCGCTTTGTCCTGAGCATCATCGGGGGAATACCGGTTATCACGGAATGGGACGTAAAGCCTTTGAGCGTCAGTACGAAACGACTGAGCAACAACTACTTGAACAAGTAAAGGAAATGCTAAATGATGAAGAAATCGAAAGCAGATAAGAAGGTCGCTAAAGTTATGGGTGAGTACAAAGAAGGTACATTGCACTCTGGTAAAGGTGGTCCAGTAGTTAAGTCTCAGAAACAAGCCGTGGCAATTGCGCTTTCAGAGGCTGGCAAGTCACTACCTAAGCGTGGTATGCGTACAACGAAGAACAAGGCTAAAAAATGAAAACTGGACTTTACAGTAATATCCTAGCTAAACGTAAGCGTATAGCCGAAGGTTCTGGCGAGAAGATGAAAAAGGTTGGTGCTAAAGGTGCTCCGACTAAGGCTGACTTTGTGCAAGCTGCTAAAACTGCTAAACCTGCTAAAAAGGGGAAAAAATGAAAGGCATGAAATCTTGTCCAAAATGCAAGGGTGGTGAATGCAAGGGTGGTAAGAATTGCATGATAGAAGATAAAGAGGAAAAGAACGGCAAGAAGGGTGGCAAGATTGAGATTGAGATTTCATTGCCTATGCGCGGTTCTCGTACTGCCAAGAATAAAGCTAAGAAGAAATAATGGCTGCGGCATGGACTAAGAAGGCTGGCAAGAACCCTAAAGGTGGGCTTAATGAGAAAGGTCGTAAGTCTTATGAGGCTGCTAACCCCGGCTCTGACCTAAAGGCTCCTGTTAAAAGTGGCGATAATCCACGTAGGGCGTCTTTTTTGGCTAGGATGGGAAATATGGCAGGAGCAGAGCGCAAACCTGATGGTGAGCCTACTAGACTGCTTCTAAGCCTACAGGCATGGGGAGCTACTTCAAAGGCTGATGCTAAGAAGAAGGCTGCTGCAATATCCGCTAGAAATAAGAAGAAATGATCCCAAAGACGTTAAATCTAGGCTCCGGCAAAGACTGGAAGGATTCTTACTTTAACGCTGACATATTGCTTAGAGTTAATCCTGACTGGTGGTGCGATATATCTAAGGTAGAGTTTGGCACTACTATTGACAGTCCTAGATTTGGCAAGGTAGAGATAGCAAAGGGAATGTTTAAAACAATCATCGCAAATGACGTTTTAGAACATATACCTGACTTAGTGGCTGCAATGACTAACTGTAAGGACTTGCTAGAAGTTGGCGGTGAGTTCCATATTAACGTACCGTATGAGCTATCTTTAGGTGCATGGCAAGACCCAACGCACGTTAGAGCCTTTAACGAGAATAGTTGGCTGTACTATACCGAGTGGCATTGGTATTTAGGATGGCAGGATAGATTTAACCTATCGTCAATGGAGTTTAAGCTGTCAGAGTTTGGTCAGGAATTGATGGACAAAAACATTCCCGATCAGGAAATTATGCGTACTCCACGAGCAGTAGATTCAATGAAAGTCATTTTAACAAAGTGCTAACACGCATGAGGATTGAAGGGCTATAGACCTGCCGGACGCGTTCCGACTTTAAGTGCAGTCCTCAGCCGTGTTGATATTAGGGGAATTACTTGCAAGCAATCGTAATCGCTACTGTAAATAGTCCGAGTATTTACGTGCTATTGGAAAGTATTAATCAATATGCAAGAGAATTGCCAGTTTACGTTAGTGCAGATAATTTGGAGTTGTGGGGAGAAGTTAGAAAGAGACTTGGCAACGATAGAGTCGTGTTCAGACCAAATACTGCTACCAATTTCGGAGATGCGTATAATGCAATTGTCTCTTATGCCTTCTCTACAGGGCATTACGATTCACTAATCATTGCTAATGACGATGTAGTATTGGCTCCAGATACTATTGAGAAGATGCAAGCGGATTACAAGTACGTCAGTAAGTCATTTAAGGTTGGATTCTTAGGTGCAAGATCAGATTACGTACTACCAGCACAGAATATACGAGTAGCTGAAGAAGATGACGTATTCTCAGCGTTAAAGTGGGAGAGCGAGTTACACATCAAGATGACTGATGTGATTGCTCCTATTTTCGCAGCGATAAGTAAGGAAGCATGGGATGTGGCACAATTCCCTAGCACTAATTGGTATTCAGACAATATAATATGTCACGATCTAGGCAAAGCAGGATATTTCCACTTTGTAAGCCGTGGATATGTTCATCATGCAGGAAGTCAGACAGTTGGAAACGACTTTGCTAAGTGCCATGAAGAACCAAGAGAGTGGATAAAGACTAACAGACCAGATATGTACGAGGCATTCTATGGCAGGGATTCTTGATTTTATAGATCAGAACTTAGGTACTAGGCTTGGATTGTTGGTTAATGATCCTAGAGCAGCTATGAATCAGATGAATCAGCAAGCTGGTGCTTATAATCAAGCATCATTATTGGCTACTCAGGCAGATCGTAATGCTCTGCGAGGATTGCCAGTAACTCCAGAACAAGCACAAGCAAAGCAATACGTAGATAAGAAACTTGAAGATGTAGGAAGTGGGTTTGCAGGTACTTTTATTGGTAAAAATGCAAAACTATGGGATAAATTGGCTGAACAAAGATTTTTGCAATTAGAAAAAGCTGGCATGGCTCCTGAGCAAATATGGAAAGAAACAGGAACGCTTAGAGGATTAGATAATAAATTACGCCAAGAGTTTAGCGATAAAAATGCAACTGCTGCATATACTCATTTAGAGGAATCAGGAACTAATAGACTTGCAGAAAAAGCAATAAATAATCCGTTATATGAAGCAAACTATCCTCATTTATCTAAAGTTGGTCAACTTGGTTTAAGAGAAAGTCCGCAATCAGGTTCTTTTGAGTGGTCATATTTTGATAATCCTCAACTTGGAAGTGGGCATCTTGTTGCAAAGGCTCCAAATTTAAATGAATTAAAAGGTGTAGGTGTCCATGAAATGCAGCACGGGATACAAAAGCTAGAAGGATTCTCTGGTGGTACAAATTTGCAGCAAGTAAAAATGTATGAGATTCCACAGGTTTTTTTAAATAGAGCAAATAAATTGATGGATGAAGCTGAGAAATTAACTGCACAAGATAAATTAGCTGAAGCAAGTAAAAAGATGTCAGAAAGAAATAAAATATTGAATCAAGGGAAATATGCTGTATATGCTAGGAATGCTGGAGAAGCAGAGGCTAGGATGGCTCAAAACAGAATGAACTTAACGGATGCAGAGCGTAGAGCAATGTTCCCGCTTAACAGAGGTAAATACGGATTAGACGTAAATCCTAGAAAAGTTACAGGTTTATTAAAGTAAGCATGACATCCAGAGGATAATGCAATGCAGTTAAATGTTAAGTATCGCAAAGTTGATGACTTGATTCCTTACGTCAACAATAGCCGCAAGCACTCAGACGAGCAGGTAGCGCAAATATCAGCCAGCATTAAAGAGTTCGGCTGGACTAATCCAATATTAATAGACGGAACTAATAGCATCATTGCTGGTCATGGCAGGTTAATGGCTGCTCGCAAGCTAAAGATGGATGAGGTTCCTACGATAGAGTTAGATCATTTAACCGATACTCAGCGTAAAGCGTTAGTTATTGCAGACAATAAACTAGCGTTAAATGCTGATTGGGATAATACTTTGCTAACTATTGAGTTAGATGAGCTATTAAAGGATGGTTTTGCTATAGATATACTAGGATTTAATGAGCAAGAAATTAAAACAATAATGCAAGAAGTAAACTTTGATGCTGGTAGTGAAGAAGATCAAGGTAAATTAGATCAGCTTGACCCTAAATGGATATGTTGCCCAAATTGCGGTAAGGAGTTTGATGCTCGTGAAGCCTGAACTTAAAATTGATTGGGCTACGCATGAAGCTGCTAAGTTTTCTTGTGAGAAATGGCATTATAGTAAATCAATACCTGTTCCTCCTTTAGTAAAGATAGGAGCATGGGAAGATGGCAAGTTTATTGGAGTTGTTATATTTAGTCGTGGTGCATCATCAAATTTAATGAGTCCGTATGGATTAGGACAAGATGAAGGCTGTGAACTTACAAGAATAGCTTTAACTAATCATAAGACTGAAGTAAGTAGAATTGTTAAATTAGCAATAATATTCTTAAAGAAGAATAGCCCTAATTTGCGTTTAATAGTTTCATTTGCTGACCCGCAATACGGTCATCATGGCGGTGTATATCAAGCTGGAAATTGGATTTATTGCGGCGATACTGCTGCTGGAGTTGAATACTGGCATAATGGTAAAAGATTGCATAGTAGGCAAGTAAGTGAAAAAGGCTGGAATATTCAGCAAGGGCAGCAAAGAAAGACAGTTAAGCCTAGTGAGTGCAGAATAGTAAAGACTGTAGGCAAGCATAGATACTTAATGCCATTAGATGAGCAGATGAAGAATAAAGTTATAAAGTTAGCAAAGCCTTACCCTAAGCGTATGAAGCAGGCAATAGTCGATACCCTCGACGTAGCGGCGGAGCATCACCGACCCATACGCTCCATTGATTTACAAGTTAGTAACATTTCCCCTTAATAAAATGATAGAGCATATTCCTAGCGCAGAAAACAAGAGATTAGTCGAAACATCGGCTGGTCTAGGACTGCCGCATGAACAGATAGGAGCGTTAATCGGTATAGACGATAAGACGCTGAGAAAGCATTACCGTACAGAGTTAGACTTAGGTAAGGCTAAAGCCAGCGCACAGATAGCCAAGACGTTATTTAACAAGGCTCAGGGCGGTGATACGACTGCATTGATCTGGTGGACTAAGGCTCAGATGAGATGGGCAGAGACTAGCAAGCAAGAGATTACTGGTGCTGAAGGTGCTCC